TGGAGAAGGATCCCGCGCAGCGCATCCTGCTCATGCAGTCGGCGCCGATCGTCATCCCCACCCGCGTCAACGCCTCGCTCGCCGCGGTGGTGTGTGACCCGATCGTGGTGGCCGGCTAATGGCCGCCCGTCAGGACCTGGCTAACAAGCTGGAAGCGGGTGACGCCGACAACCTGGTGATCGCCACCGTCGCCTTCGGCCGTACGGTGATCACCGATGACGGCCGTAAGGGCCCCGGCGAAGAAGTCATGCTGTCGGCCGGCGAGGTGAGAACCCTCACCGAGCTCGGCTTCCTGGTCGATCCCGATGCGGAGCCGATCAAGGAAGCCAACGGCCCGACCTTCGAACGCCGCTGATCCATGTCGATCGATTGGGATAAGGAAGTGCTCGCGCCCGTCATGGCTTGCTTTGGCGAGGACGAGCGCACCGGACTCCCGATCTATACGCCCCGTGGGCTGCCGGCCTTTGTGCTCGCCGACGCGGTGTTCGATGCCCAGTACGAGCAGGTCGAGGTTGCCGATGATACCGGCGCCTCGACCACGCGCCGGCCGGTACTGGGCATCCGACGTTCGCTGTTGCCGCGGGATCCACGTCAGAACGACACGGTGTTCATCCCCGCGACGGGCAAAACGTACGTCGTCAAAGAGCCGCGGCCCGATGGTCACGGCCATTGGCTGCTGATGCTCATGGAAACGGCTTTATGACCGTCACCACGTCCGAGGATCTGCTGCAGCTCTGCAACGAGGCTGTGCTCAACGTCACCGACGCACAGAACCGGGTCTACAAGCCCGGCGACTGGCCGTCCCAGGACGAGCAGTATCCGCTGATCAAGATGCGCCTGATCCACGAGGCGCGCACCTCGCTCGGCCGCGGCGGCGCCTTTGACTTCCTCACCGTCGCCACGATCCGGCTGACCGGTGAGGTATCGGCGCCGGCGACGATCGACGACGCCGGCGCGACCGGAGCGGAAAGCGCCTTGTGGCAGCTGAAGCGTCAGATCGAAGTGGCGATCATCAACAGCTACCCGCTGACCAGGGAAATCCAGAACATCCCCGCGATGGTTTCGCAGCTCGACTTCAGCAGCGAAGGCGCAACTCACCTCGCCGGCGTGCGGATCGATCTGCAGCTCGAATTCTACGAGGGGCCGGAAAGCTTCGCGCCCGTCGAGGCGGTCGACCTCGAGCAGGTCACGATCGCCAACACCAACCTCCCGCCCACCGGCCTTTCGGTCGACCTCCCAACCTAGGAGCTCCGCATGCGAGTTTACTCCGTACCGGGGCGCCTTGTGCGCGACCCGGCGACCCGTCGCGTCGTCGATGCCGATGGCGTCGACGTCAATCCCCTCGATCCCCACTGGGTCCGCCTGATCAACGACGAGGACGTCTCGCTGACGCCGCCGCCGGCCGACAGCGATGAGCCTGCCGGGTCGAGCCCCAAGAAAAAGACCGCCGCTAGCGGTCCGGAGGCCTGACCATGACCATTCCCTTCCACAACATCCCGGGCAACCTGCGCGTCCCGCTCTTCTATGCGGAGCTCGACAATTCGCGCGCCAATACCAACCAGGCGCCGCAGCGCGCGCTGCTGATCGGCCAGAAGACCGCCGCCGGCACGATGACCGCGAACATCCCGGTCGTCTGCCAGTCGACCGTCGACAGCCGCGCGGCAGCGGGCCCGGGCTCGATCCTGGCCGGCATGATCGACGCCTATCGCGCAGTCGATAAGAACGGTGAAATGTGGGTGCTCCCGGTTGCCGACGACGGCGCCGCGGTGTCCGCCACCGGATCGGTTTCGTTCACCGGGCCGAACACGCGCCCTGGCACGCTGTCGCTCTACATCGGCGGCCGGCTCGTGTCGGTACCCGTTGCCGTCGGCACGACCGCCAACGCAATGGCCACCGCCGTCACCGCAGCGATCCAGGCCGCCAACATCTCGGTCACCGCAGCCGTCGACGGCACCACGCTCAGCAAGGTCAATCTGACGGCCCGCAACGGTGGTGAGTGTGGAAACGACATCGACCTTCAGTACAATTACAAGGGTGCCGCCGGCGGCGAGCAGGTTCCGTTCGGCGCATCGGTGACGTTCGTCGCAATGTCGGGCGGAACCACCAATCCGTCGCTGACGACCGCGCTCGCGAACCTCAACGACGCGCCCTTCGACTTTATCGCGTGCTCGCTGACTGACGCGACGTCGCTGGCGGCGATCGCCGCGTTGCTCAGCGATGATACCGGCCGCTGGTCCTGGTCGAGCCAGGTCTATGGCCATTGCTGGATCTGCAAGCGCGGTACCGCCGGCGCCAACGCGACCTTCGCAACCGGGCTCAACAACCAGCACCTCACCAATATCCCGGTCAACGGTTCCCCGACGCCGCCCTGGAAATGGGCAGCGGCCTTCATGGCCGGCGCCGCGGTGTCGCTGCGCCAGGACATGGCCCAGCCGCTGCAGTTCCTGCCGGTACCCGGCCTGCTGCCGCCTCCGCAGCAGTCGCTCTATCCGATCACCGTGCGCAACAACACGCTGCTCTATGGCGGCTGCGCTACTTGGTTCGTCGATACCGGCACCGTCGTGATGGAAAACATCACGACCACCTACGTCACCAACGTACAGGGCAATGCCGACGACAGCTATCTTGAGGTCGAGACGCTGTTCAACTCGATCTATGTGCTGCGCCAGCTGCGCGGCCTGGTGCAGGCGACCTATGGCCGCAAGAAGCTGGCCGCCAACGGGACGAGGCTACTCCCCGGATCGAATGTCGTCACTCCCGACACGATCCGGGCCGACCTGATCGCCAAGTACCGCGAGCTGGAGGGCGCCGGCTTCGTCCAGCAGTCCGAAGAGTTCACCGCCAACCTGGTCGTCGAACAGAACGCGAGCAATCCCAACCGCGTCGACGTCCTCTTCCCGGCCGTGCTGATCGACCAGCTCCGCGTGTTCGCGGTGCTGTTCCAGTTCCGCCTCGTTTAACCGGAGACCGCCAACATGGCAGACGATCCCAACCGCCTCGCCGGTACCGCGTTCATCACGGTGAACGGCGTTTCCTTCGCGATCTCGGGCGAGGCGGCTTACCGCCCGTCCGGATCCACGCGCGAAACCCTCACTGGTCCGGACGGCGTGCACGGCTTCAAGGAAATGCCGACCGCAGGCCGCATTTCGTTCAAGGGCCGCGACGCCAACCACGTCCAGATCGGCCTGTTGAACGAGGCGACCAATCAGACCGTCGTGTTGGTGCTCGCCAACGGCAAGACGATCGTCGGTCGCAACATGTGGCGCGTCGGCGATCCGATCGAGGTCAACACCGAGGACGGCACCTTTCCCTGCGATTGGGAAGGTGCGGACGTGAAGGAATCCTAACATGGCCGATCCCCTGCCGTTTCCAGGCCGAAACGCGCCCCAGCGCGAGATCGACGCCTATCTCGAGAGCGTCGACTATCAGCTCACCGTGCGGTTGCGCACGCCCATTCCGCTCGGCGGCAACACGTACTCCGAGCTGAAGCTGCGCGAGCCCACCGCGGCCGAATGGACCAAGTGGGATAAACTCAGCGGCATCGAGGCGGACATCATGGCGGTTTCGATTGTGGCCGGCGTGCCCGAACCGGTCATCCGTCAGATCGGCGCGAGCGCGCTCATGAAGGCCTCGAGGTTCATCCTGCTTTTTTTGGACTGAGGCCAACACCTGACGAAGAGGGCGTGATCCTGGCCCGCCTGGCGATGCGCTTCGGCAAATTTCCCGACGAAGTGGCGACACGGCCCTGGTCGCAGCTGAGAAAATGGTGGGACTGGTCGGGAGGCCTCTAGCATGAGCCAGCCGACGTACGGCATCGCGATCACCGCTGACGATAAGACGGCCAAGGGCGTCGCCTCGGCCGAGCGCCGAATCGGCGGCATCCCGAAGCGCGTCGATGCTGCCAATCGATCCTCGATCGACAAGTCGTCGAAGGGGATCCTGCAGACCCTCGCGAAAACCGAAAAAGCCGGCGCCAAGCTGTTTGGCGGTCGTTCGGTCATGTCTGGCGTCGCGTCCCGGATGGGCGCGATCGGCGAGGCGGCCGGCGCGATGGGCGAGGGCATGGGCGCCGCGGCGGCCGAGGGTGGCTTGCTCACTACGGTCATCGGCGGCGTCGGCGCGGCCGTGGCGGGAACGATTGGCGTGTTGGTGGCGGCAGGTGTTGCCGCTTTCAATGTCGCGAACGGCTGGAGCAAAACGGCAGCGACCATCGGCCGAACCGCGGAGATCATCGGCGTCAGCACGAAGGCCATGCAGGAATTCGGCGCCGCGGCCGAGCGCATGGGCATCGACAAAGATAAGGCGTTGGGCGGCCTAGGCGGCCTGTCGCAGTCGCTCAACGACGCGCGCTATGGGCGTAACACCCAGGTCATCGGCTTGCTCAACAAGCTAGGCGTCCAGCTGGCGATCGGCGCAGACGGCGACGTCGACGTCGAGAAGATGCTGCCGGCGATCGCCGACGCCTTTTCACGGCAGGGCAGCTCGGGCAAGCGCACGATGGCGCGGATCCTCGGCGTTCCTCTGGATACGATCCCCGTTTTCAGCCAGGGCGGCAAAGCGCTGTCCGGCGACATGGCCGATACCGAAAAGACCGGTATCATCCTCACCCCGGACGACATCGCGCTCGGTAAGCGCCAGGTGCGTCGCAACACCATCGGTTCGCAGGAACTGCAGGGCAAGATCCTCACCCCGCTCAAGCGGGGCCTGACGGGCGGGATCGACAGCGCCGAAACGTGGGCGCTCAACAAACTCGGCATCGGCGCCGACACCATCGATCGCGCGGGCGGCAAGATGGACCGCGCAGCGGACAAGATGGACAGCGCGGCCAGGAATTTCAGCACCGCCGGTGGAGGCGGGGGAGTTCGAAACGGCGTACTTGGCATGTCACCCAGGGACGTCGTCGACCTGAAGAAGCTCGTGCAGACCGAATGGGATGGACGAGACGCCAATCAGCTGAAAGGCATTGTCGACGTCGTCATGAACAGGGTCGCGACGGGGCGCTGGGGACGCACCGTGGCCGATGTCGCGAACGCTTATAATCAGTTCTCAGATATCAACGGCCCCAATGGTCGGCGCAAAGGTCGGCATTCAGTCGACGACGTGCCCCTGTCCCTCGTCTCGGGTAAAACGAGCGCCGCTGTAGACGCTTATCTTCGGGATAGAGCAAACGGTCTGCCTTCGATCGTTGGCGGCGCGCTCAACTACGCGAACCCGTACTATTCCGACGAGAAGAACAAGCCGTGGATCAACAAACTCGATGGGCCGACCTTCGGCTCGGGCAAGTCGATCCATAAATATGGCACCGTTCCGGGCATGAAAGACTCGGAACCCGGTGACTTCAGCATCGGTCTCCCCGGTGGCCCTCCCCCGGAGGTGCCCGTTAAGGTGACGGTCGAGCTCAAGAATGCTCCGCCAGGCACCCGCGCCACGGTCACCGCAGGCAAGTCGTCTAAGCCAGCCGTCAGCTGGGCGCTCGCGCCCGTGCATGGCGGCTGACGTCGACGCGCGCGGCCGGCGATCGTCAACTTCACATATCGGCTAGCAGGGTAGGAGGCTATAAATGCCGCTGTTCGGGGGTAACCTCCTCCCTGCGTCGTTTCGCGGCGCCCCATTTGCCGTATCGCGTAACGATTCGCAGGGCGGCCGGCGCATCGCGCTGCACCAATATCCCGGGAGGGACGAGCCCTGGGCAGAGGATATGGGGCGCGCGCCGCGTCGGTTCCATTTTAGCGGCTTCATCGTCGATAACGACGTCGTCTTCGCCGGCGGACCCATCCAGCTGCAGCGCGCGCTCCTGATCTCGGCGATCGAGGCGCAAGGGCCCGGGCTGCTGACGCATCCTACGCTCGGCGTCATCAACGTCGTGGTGACCAACGCCGCGATCGGCGAGGATCTCGGCGCCGAGACCATGTCGACGGTCGAGTTCGAGTTCGTCGAGGCCGGCAAGCGCCAATATCCGACCGCGAGCAAAGCGACGTCGGGGCTGCTGACAATCGCCAACCAGGTCAAGGCCGCTTTGGTGGCCGACGGCGTCCGGCTGATCGCGGAAGCGTTCAACGACGGGGCGCGACGGAAAGACCTGCAGGTCACTGCGGCGACGTTCACCACCAAGGCGATCGGGCTGGGCGCCGATGCCACCGCACTATATCGCGTGGCTTCGCTGTTGCCCGGCGAATATGGCCGATTTGCCAGCGGTTCGAACGCCGGCGCGTTCGGCATCTCGCAATCACCGTTCGACAGCGCGACGACGATCGGCGATCTCATCGGCCGTTCATCGGCGTTGCGCGCCTCGATCTTGAGCGCGACTACGGCAGCCGGCGAAGCGATCGACACTTCCGACCTGGCTTACGCACCCGACATCGGGTCGACTGCGGTCGCTCTGGTCGAGAGCCTCGCTGCTGCCTGTTCGGACCCGGCCGACGCAATGCGCTTGCTGGGCCAGCTCGTGACGTTTGTCTCGCCGCGCCCCGAATCGCTCACGCCGATCGGCACCGCCTACGCCGGCATGATCCGCCGCGCGGCCGCAGCCGAGATGGTCAACGCCGGCGGCCGATATCAGCCATCGAGCGCCAACGAAGCGGCGGTCCTGATCGGGCAGCTGGCGGGCAGCATCGGCGGCCTGGCCGAGGAAGCGGCCGACGCAGGCGATGACGACAGCTTCCGCGCGCTGCGCGCTGCGAGGGGCGCGGTCATTCGCGATCTGCGCTTGCGCGGCGCGACACTAGCTAGTCTGCGCGCCTGGACGATCCCGACGGGCTTGCCGGCGCCGGCGCTCGCCCAGCGGCTCTATCGCGATCCGACGCGCGCGGCCGAGCTGATCGCTCAGGCCGGGGTTCCGCATCCGTTGTTCATGCCGACCGACTTCACGGCGCTCGCTGCGTGACGCTGTCGCTCACCCATCTGCCCGACATCGTCGTCACCGGCACGAAGATCCCGCGCGACCGGGACGAAGTCTACATCAACGTCAACGACCAGCAGCTCGGCGGGTGGGAAGAGGTGGAGATCACCCTTCGCCTCGAGGGGTTCCCGAACAGTTTCACGATCGCCGCGAGCGGGATCGCGCCGGTCGACGGCAAGCTGGTACCGATCGAGGGGAACGACTGCACTATCCTCATCGGTACCGACAAGGTCATCACCGGCTATGTCGACCGCAGCAACGAGAGCGGTTCGGGCAGTTCGCATGGCGTGAGCATCCAGGGGCGGGGCAAGACGCAGGACCTGGTCGATTGCTCGGCCGAATGGCCGACCGGTCAGATCTTCAAAGGGACCGCGCTCTACATCGCCCAGCAGCTGGTGCTGCCGTACAAATCCATTGCGGTCGAGATGGGCCCAGGCGCATCGCCGGGCCCGGAGGCCAGCGGCTGGTCGCTCAATTATGGCGAAACCGCCGCGGAGATCATCCAGAAGTTCGCGCGAAATGCCGGACTGCTCGCGTACGAAGACTCGAGCGGCAAGCTGATCCTGGCCAAGGTGGGCGACAAGAAAGCGGCGAGCGGCATCGTCTACGGCGTCAACGTTGAGGCCTGGTCGTGCGAAAACAGCATGGACGGCCGCTATTCGGACCTGGTCTGCCAGTCGTTCGCGACTCTGAACGCGATCGATGAGCTCAAGGGGCCCGGCAACACCTATTTTTTCGCGACCCAGGACAAAGAAGTCCCGCGGCACCGGTTGCTTTATGTGGTCGCCGAACCGGTCGCGGCGGACGTTACCGAGTTTAACAAGACCAAGGCGCTGTGGGACATGGCGCGCCGCTCCGGCCGCTCGCACGTCGTCCACGCGACGGTCGACAGCTGGCGGGACAAGGACGGCAAGCTCTGGGCGCCGAACACGATCGTGCCGGTCGACCTCCCGGGCAATCGCGCCGGCCCCGAGCTGATCCTGTCGGAAGTTACGTTCCGGCGCACCAACGGTTCGGGCACGACCGCGGATATGCTGTTGATGCCGCGCGAGGCCTTCGTGCCGGAGCCGTTTGTCGTTGCCCAGGTCAATGCGGCCGACGTCAAGGGAGCATCGTCGCAATGACGCTCGGCCGGCTGTTCGGCTTCGGCCGCGTCACCTCGATCGACGATACCGGCGATGCTCAGATCCTGCAGGTGACGCAGGGCGCCAGCGGGACCGGTTTCAAGGATCGTATCCTCGACAAGATCTTCCGCCTTTCGCAGTTCGGCATCGCATCGGTACCGCCGCTCGATGCAGCGGTGCTGATGATCCACCTCGGCGGTGATCGCAGCCAGACGTTCGTGGTTGCAACCCACCATTCGCCGTCGCGGTTGAAGAACCTTCAGCCGGGCGACAGCGCGCTCTATGACGTCCGCGGCGCGGCGATCACGCTGACCGCGGACGGCCTCGATATCGACTGCGCCGGCAAACCGGCGCGGATCCACAATTTCAGCTCGCTGACGATCGAGGGCGACCTCCATGTCACCGGCGACGTCATAACACGCTCCGAGGGCGTCACGGTCAGCGTGAACGGCCTGCGCGATGCCTTCCACGCGCACAAGCATTCGGGCGTCGCGACAGGCGGCGGCCTGACCGGCCTGACGGACCACGACGCATAGGTCATCGATGAGCGACATTGCCACTGCATGGAACGCCGAAGGCAGCTTCGGCGACTGGACCGTCCTGGCGCCGAGCGCGGTCGCCTGGACCGACGAGCATGGCGACAGCATTAGGGACGAGAACGGCCGCCCCGTCGACGCGCTGTTCACCGCCGGCGGGATCCTCGCCACCAATGACGATCTCTTCACCGCGGCGCTGATCAGTATCTTCACTGATGCTGAGGCCGGGCCCGACGACAAGTCGCCGCTCGGCGACGACGACCCGCGCGGCTGGTGGGCGGGGCCGATCGGATCGAAGCTCTGGCTTCGCTCGCGATCGCGCCTCGACGCAATCACCCAGGCGCTGGTGAAACACGATATCGAAAACGCCCTAGACTGGATGATCCAGGACGGCGTCGTCGTCGCGATCGATGTCGAGCTCGAGGTGGTCGAGCGCGGTCAGCTGCAGGTGCGGATCGGCTTTCGCCGCACGGACGGGGCCAAACGCGCGCTGGCATTCGCCGCCCTCTGGGAGGATCTCTGACATGCCGTATGATCGCCCCAACCTGGGCGCGCTGCGCGACCAGGCGCAGGACGACATCAACGCCGCTCTGCCCGGCGTGGATGCCCGGCTGCGCTATTCCAACGAGGCGGTAATCGCTGAGGTCCTCGCCGGGCTGGCCAACGGCCACTACGGCTATCTCGACTGGATCGCGCTCAATGCGGTCCCGTTCACGGCAACGGGCGAGTTCCTGGAAGGCTGGGCGGCGCTCAAGAAGGTCTACCGCAAGCCGGCGAGCTACGCGACCGGCTCGGCCGAATTCCCCGCCACTGCCGACGCGAACATTCCGAGCGGCACGGTGATCGCGCGATCTGATGGGGCGACCTACACGACGACAGCCGACGCTGATGAGGCCAGCGGCACGATCACCGTGGAACTGCGTGCTGATGTCGCCGGCGTCGACGGCAATGCCGACGACTCCACCGCCATGCAGCTCCTCGCCGGCGTGTCGGGCGTTACCGGAGCGGGATCCGCCTCGGGCGCGATCACCGGCGGCGCCGACGTCGAAACCGACGCGGATCTGCGCACGCGGATGCTGCAGCGCTATGCGGCGCCGCCGCAGGGCGGGGCGGTTACCGACTATCCGGGCTGGGCGCTCGAGGTTCCTGGCGTGACGCGTGCCTGGCTCAAGCGCAATGCTATGGGCCCGGGCTCGCTCGCCATCCTGTTCATGATGGACGACGCCCAGGCGGCCCACGACGGGTTTCCACAGGGAACCGACGGTTGTTCGACCTATGAACCCCGCGCTACACCGGCAACGGGCGACCAGCTTACCGTCGCGAACTATATCTTCCCCCTGCAAAGCACGATCGCGCTCGTCTACGCGGTCGCGCCGATCCCCAATGCGCTGACCATCACCGTCGCCGGTCTGACTGGCGCCAGTGACGCGCTCAAGACGGCGATATCGACGGCCTGCGCGGCCGCGTTGCGCGGCGCCGGCGTGCCTGGCGGGATAACCTATCTTTCGGTGCTCGAGGCGGCGATCGCCGCGGTCCCGGGCAGCACCGGCTTCGTGATCACCAACATCGCCTGCAGCGCCGGGTCGATCATTGGCGGTGGTGCCGCCGGCAATGTCCAATCCGCCGACGGTGCTTTGGCCACGATCGACGAGCTGATCTTCAGCTGATGTCGCTCCCGTATCCCATCTTCGACACGGACCCCGGTTATGGAGGGCCGCCAAGCTACACGCCGATCGACCCCACGGCGCCGCCGGCGCCATCGATTCCTACCGCACCTCCGGCACCAGCTGGCGTCCCGCCTGGTGCGGTTCTTCCGCCTACGCCGCGCCCCGTACCGCGCCGCGCCCCGACCAACCTGCCGATCCCGGTGGTTGCCCAGGTTCCGCGCTATGTCGCTGCCGACTATGCCGTTGCGGCTCGCGGACTGATGCCGCGCGGCCGCGTGTGGCCGCAAGAGCCCGGCACGGTCCAGGAGGCCGTCCGCGAGGCCGTCGGCAAGTCGTTCGAGCGATCTGACGGCGCCGCCAGCATGCTGCTCGGCAGCTCGCTGCCAGGGCAGCTGGCGCCGCTATTGCCCGAATGGGAAGCGACGCTCGGCCTGCCGGATCCGTGCGCCGGCGCGAGCCCCACATTCGCCCAACGCTGCGACCAGGTCCGCGGCCGGTTCGTCAACGCCGGCGGACAGTCCCGCCAGCACTTCACCGACTTCGCCGCGGCGCTCGGCTTCGAGATTACGATTGAGAACTACGCGCCGTTCCGCGTCGGGATCAGCACCGCCGGCAGCCCCGTCAGCGGTGACGAAGTCGCCTTCGTGTGGGGCGTCACGATCGACGCCGTCACCGGGGACCTGCCGATCGCCGTGCTCAAGTGCGAGCTCGAGGCGGTCCAGCCGGCCGAGGGCACGCTAATCTTCCTCAACGCCTAGAGGTATCATGCAGAGAATTGACGGGCCGACGCGGTCGGCCACGTTGCCAGCGCCCAACGCAACGGGCACCGGCGACGCCGCCCCCGGCTATTTTGGCCACGGCGATCTCCTCACCGGCGTCCCCTACACGACGCTCGATCCCGACTGGTGCAACATGGTCCAGGAAGAGATCATGGGCGTCGTCGTCGCGGCAAGCCTGACGCCGAGTAAATCCGACCATACCCAGCTACTCACCGCGTTGCAGACTTTGTTCGTCGGCGCGGGTGGCGGCTCGGGCGTCATCGTCGGCGCCAACGAGGTCTCCATGCCGTTACCGGGCGGGTTCATTCTCAAATTCGGAACGATCAGCGGGACGTTCTCCGAAGGGACGATGTCGCACACCTTCGATAACGCCTTCCCTACGAAGTGCTGGATCGTGATCCCCGTGTCGATCAACTCCGGCGGCGACCTCAACAAAAACATCTGGGCGCAACGTGTCTCGCTCAGCCCGTCGGGCGTGGTGCTGTTCAACAACTTGAGCGGCGGCACCGGGACGAACTCGATCGACGGCGCCGACTTCATCGCGATCGGCAACTGACCCCCTCTCTCGGGTAGCAATCCATGCCTTCAATTCCTGATTATCCGCCAGCGGTGCAGCCGCTGGACGGCTCCGAGCTCGTGCCGATCTGGCAGAACGGGAAGCAGGTCTCGTCGCAAGCGAGGAAGCTCACCGACGCCGTCTCGGGCGCGATCATTGCGGATATCGCGGCCGCGCAAGTCGCGGTCGAGGAGGGGGCTGCCACGGTTGCCAGCGCGGTGGCCGCCACCGGCGCCGACCGCACGCAGACCGGGCTGGATGCAGCCGCTACCGCTGCCGATCGCCTTCAGACGGGCATTGATCGGAGCGCGACCTCCGCGCTTGCGTCGAATGCCGTTGCGGTGAGCCTCGCTGCCGGACCTTACGCCAACGCCTACACGTCGACGTTGCCGCGCGGCGTCACAGGCACGACCGGTTTGACGGGCGGGTCGGGTGGAACGAACGGAACTTTCGCACTCGGGTTTTCCGGTGGGTCGATCACTGGCATGGCGGGAACCTTCACCGTTGCGGGTGGCGCGGTCACGTCCATCACGATCACCAACAGTGGTCTGGGCACCGGTACGACGCCGCCGACGCTGTCGTTCACCGCGTCTGGCGGCTTGACCGGGGCAAGCGCGACCGCCGTCGTCGGACCATTGATCTCGCAAACCAAGACCTATTGGGCGGTTTCGCTCGACAGCCTCTTCGAGCAGCTCTGGACCAACGATGGCACGTCCACGCCGGCGCCCGTGCTGGGACCCGACGGGCAGCAGATCCGGTTCATGATCAAGCCGGCCATGCAATTCTTCAGCGGCCTGGCGCAATACGGGAGCAATCCCAAGCCAATCCGCCAGGTGTTCGTTGCGCCGAACGGCGAAGTCTCGCTGGTCATTTTTTCCGATCGCACCATCGATCACGGCGAGTTCGATCCGGCCTCTGACGCGTGGCTGCAGATCACAAAGCTGCTGAGCGATACGATCGCCACTTCCGGCTTCGGTCGCCAGTCCGGCCTGGGCCAGATCACGTCGGTAAGCGGCCGCGGAAGTCCGGTGACGGCACGCGGCGTCAAATGGGTGGTTTGTACGCCCGATGGAACTCCGGCATTCGCCGTCCTCGATAACGGACAGGTGTGGTTCGGCGAATATGACGACCGCCTCCTAGCGGCGGTGCAGGCAGTCGAAGGCCCGGCGATGTCGCGCGACGGCGTCGCGTATTACGAACTCAACGGCCAGATCGCCGCTTACTACGGGAACACACCCGTCGTCCTGACCAGCGACGGGGTCAACGATTGCCCGCGCCCGATCGGGACGGGCGTCGAATTTCGTTCATTCCGCAATCGGGGTCTTCCGGCGCCCTACGTCATGAATTTCGACGGGTCGGACCAGCGCGCCAAGATCCTCAACGACGCGGTCTATGAGGTCTATCTGTTTCTCGGCCAATCCCAGACCCCCGGCTATATTGCCTCTCCTGCTTTGAGCACCACACCGCCCTACCGGGGGCAGGCCTTAATGCTGACGGGCCTTGTGGGTCCGATCGCGGCGTACCCGGTCACGATGGATCCGGCGGCGACCTTGATCGACTGTTGCGAAGTTACCGCCGAATCGTGCGGCACAGCCTTCGCAGCGGCACTGCTTGACCGCGAGTTGGCGTCGCGACCCGACCTGAAGGTGGTAGTCTGCGGCACGGGCGATCCCGCCACCGCCTATACCGGTATCAAGAAGGGCACCGGACCCTATGCCGACGCGATGGCGCAACTGGCGCGCGTCAACGCGCTGGGACTCGCCGAGATCGCCGCCGGCCGCGCGCCTGGAAAAGCGCGCGGCGCGATACTGCGCGGTGTGGTGCTGCTGCACGGTGAGAACGACGCCCAAAACGCCAACTACCGCGATAACCTCGTGGAGTTTCGCACTGACGTGCAGGCCGACGCCCGTACCATCACGGGTCAGCATGAGGAGGTGCCATTCCTCCTCACGCAAATGGCTGCCCTTCGTTTCATCGATCCCAACCCGGGGTCGACCCTCAAGAACAAATCGGTGCTTGCCCAGCTCGCAGTCAGCCAGGAGACGGGGTCAAGGCATTACCTGGAGGAAGGTTGCTACGCCAACGAGTGCATCGACTATGCCCATTGGCAAAACACCGCGCGGCGTCGCGAGGGCGAGAAGCTCGGCGCGACAATGCATCGGGTCATCCACCTTGGGGGCGACCACCAAGCCATCGCGCCTAAGCCGCTGAGCGAATGGACGATCTCGGGCAACACGATCGTCATCCCCTGGCTTACTAGCGGTTACCCGCTGGCGCTCGACACGACGCTGGTGACCGACCCCGGCAACTATGGTTTCTCGCTGAAGGACAGCGTCGGCACAACGATCACGCACGTGGCCGTCACCGGCGATGCTGAGATTACGCTTACACTCTCCGCGCCGTTCGGCGCGAACGCGGTGATCGACTGCGGCTATTCCAACGGCGGCGACGGGACGCACGGCGGCCCGACCTCGGGCGCAAGAACGTGCGTGCGCGACACCAACCCGGCCGTGTCCCGATTCGACAACTCCATCCACCTCTACCGGTGGTCCGCGATCTGGCGCCAGCCGCTCAACTAAGGAACATCCGACATGTCGAAAGATATGAGCACGTTCGCGATCGCGAGCAATTTCACCCCGGTCGCGGCCGGAAAGCCAGCGCGGTCTGTCCTGATGTCGCGCGAGACGCGCGACACGGCGATGGCATCGATCTGGAACCGCGGCAGGTACACCGCATGGGATCCGAGCTTTCGTACCGATGTCAGCCCGACAGCGGCGGTCGGGACTGCCGACATCGCGGCCAACAGCACGACCATGAATGTGAGCGCCACCGGGACGGGTGCCTATGCTCAGTACATGGAGTTGTTTCATCCGGCGCTTCCGGCGGGGTGCTACATCACGTCCCTGGGGACCTATTCGGGCGGCGTCGGCACAGTGAACATCAGCGCCGCACCAACCGTGGCGATCGCTGCCGGCACGATCAACGCCATCGGCGGTAAGGTATCTGTGGTAACAGATCGATCGCCCGTGGCATCGAACGCGGTCCAGGCAACGGGCGCTAACCAGCCGTTGCTCCTGAAGAACTACCTCGGTAACTTCAACGGCGAAGACCGGGACGCACTGTTCTTCGACGGCACGACCACCCAGAACCTACAGAGCGCCAACACTTTCAACGGCGGCAATAGTTGGTCGTTCGCTTTCGCTGCTCGACTGGGGACGACGGGCAATCGCCAGATATTCTGCTCGCTCGGCGCGAGCAGCGACTTCGGCTTCTTTTTCACGTCCGGCACCGCTTGCGGGTTTGGCAATGGTGGAGCGGGTCTCTCGCTCACATTGCCGACGAACGTGATTGGGTCGGTAGTTCGCGGCTATGGCACAATGTTCTATCCGGGCTCGGGTAACATCACGTGCACGTTGAACGTGAACGGCGCGACGGCCAGTTCGAGCTCCATCCCTCTCGCCGGCAAGCTGCCTGGCACCGGCGGGGTGATTATCGGCGCCTATCGCACGCCGACTCTCAATCAGTATTCGGGGGAGATTTTTGAGGTCGCCTTCGCCAACTCGGTCATCACGTCCGATCAAGGCGCTGCGACCATGAGCTACTTTGATTCGATGCTGCGGACCCTAGTATCGTAAGGGTCA